ATCAGAAGATTCGAGCCACGAGCTCTGCTAATGGGAGTGATCGTCAATCCATCTCCAGATGAGAATGCCTTCAACGTGAGCATCGTGTTCAGTATAATAAATAATCCCAAGGAAATAACCCTCGACCTCGTGCTTAGAAGAGTAAGATAACCATGGCAGCTAATAGTGCGCTAACATTAACATCACTGGACTTCGATACACTCAAGGCCAATCTCAAGAATTACATGAAGTCACAGTCGGTGTTCAAGGACTACGACTATGAAGGCAGTAATATGAATGTATTGCTCGATGTAATGAGCTATAATACATACCTGAATTCATTCTATCTCAATATGGCTATCAGTGAATCATTCCTAGACAGTGCGCAGATGTATTCATCGGTAGTCAGTCATGCCAAGGAATTGAATTACACTCCAAGGTCAGCACGTTCAGCTAAGGCAGTGATCAGCTGTGTCTTCCAAGCCACTGGTATCGAGAACTCGTTCAGCATCCCCAAGGGTACTCAGTTCAGTGGTAGTAACGCTAATGGTGGATTCACATTCGTCACTGATACGACTCATGTATTGAACAGTGCCACTAATGTATTCACTATCAATGGTCTGGAGATCTATGAGGGAACGTATGTAAACGAGACCATCATTGTTGATAATACTATAGAGCATCAGCGTTTTATACTGAGCAATAAGAACATCGATACGACAAGTATAGTTGTCACTGTTGCTGAGGATGATGGCGCTAATGTTCATGATTACATGTATAGCGAGAACCTATACAGACTGACACCAGCGTCACCAGTCTATTTCATACAGGCAACACTCGATGGTTCATTCGAGATAGTGTTTGGAGATGATGTGTTCGGTCGTAGGCCAAGGAATAATGCTGTCGTCCTAGTGACCTATCGAGTGACACTTGGGGATCAGGGCAATGGGGTGAAGCAGTTCTTCATCAACAAGGATCTGGGTGGCTATAATGGCGGTACATCGACAGCCACAGTATCGATGGTGTCACCTTCTTCCGAGGGAGCTCCGATCGAGACCATCGAGTCGATAAGGTTCAGGGCTCCTAGGCATTATCAGACACAGGACCGAGCTGTCACCATCACTGACTACAAGAACCTGATAATGAACGAGTTCACAGAGGTCAAGGATGTGAACGTATACGGTGGTGAAGAGGTCACTGGAGAGGTACAGTATGGGAAGGTGTTCATCGTACCTGTCACATATGCTGGAGCTGCTTTGACTGATCAGCGTAAGATCGACCTCGATGCATTCATCAAGAGGAAGAAGATCATCGGTATAGCTACAGAGGTGAAAGACCCTGACTTCATCTATGTCGTGCCCACGATCGACGTCACAGTCGACTTCAACAAGACATCGATGACGCCAGCCGAGATAAGGTCAGCTGTCCAGAACAGCATCAGGACGTTTAACACTGATTACCTGGAGGCTTTCGATACGACATTCCGTTTCAGTAAGTTTGTCGAGGCTGTGGATGCTGCTGATACGAGCATACTCGGTAACCAGATAACCACACAGATCTACAAGGTGCTCAATCCTACATTGGGCATGACAGTATCCCTATCGACCACATTCAATAACGAGCTGATGCCTGGGACGATAGCTAGCTCGGAGTTCTTGCTCTCAGATGGCAACACGTATATGATCACCGATTACAACCCGAACAATGACACGTTTAGTCGAGTGGCCACGTCCACAGGGTTTGGAGTATACAATAGCAATCCAGTACTGTATCTGAAGCAAGTGACGACCAACAACACACAGAACTATCTGAATGGTGGAACGATCAATTATGCCACAGGTACGCTATCACTGAAAAATCTCACAGTCATCGACTTCCTAGGCAGTACTGGTATAGAGGTGTATACCACAATATTGCCAGATGATGTCGTCGGTAAGTACAATGACGTGGTCGAGATCGATATTGGCCAGACAGTTATCAATGTGATGTCAGTATGACCGTGACAAAGTTCATATCCCCACTCATCGCCTCGCAGTTCCCAGCGTTCTATCGCGAGCAAGGTCCGAATTTCATCGCATTCCTAGAGGCATACTACGAGTGGATGGAGTCGCAGGGTAATGTGATCGATTATACCAGATCGATCAGCGATCTCGGTGACATCGATACGACAACTGCCGAGTTCATCAGGCATTTCAAGGACAAGTACATTCACGCACTACCAGATACGGTGCTAGCGGATAAGCGATTGCTGGTGAAGCACATCATCGAGCTGTACAGATCGAAAGGCAATGCCACATCGTACAAGCTATTGTTCCGTATGCTGTTCAATGAGGACATCGATCTCTACATACCCAATGAGTTCATGTTCAAGCCATCCGATAGCAAGTGGTTCGTCCCACAGTATATCGAGGTGAGCGATAACCCATACCTATCGATGCTTGCTGGTTATAAGATCCACAGCTCTGGTGGAGCAACTGCCGATGTGGAGTCATACTTCACTAAGATCGTCAAGGGTAAGACCATCAACATACTCTACCTGTCATCGATCGAGGGCGAGTTCAAGTTCGGTGAGGTCATCACTTGTCCAGATGTGCCGGAGATCACCACCACGAATGGACCTATCATCTTTGGATCGTTGTCAACTGTCTCGGTCACGGGCGGTGGATACAACTACCAGATCGGTGATCTACTGAAGGTCAATGGCTCTGGAGCAGATGGCGTCGCTAGAGTGGCTGCGATCAGGAATGAGAATGGTAAGGTGACATTCAGGCTCGTGGATGGAGGCTATGGTTTCTCGACAGATGCTATCATCACTGTGACAGGTGGTGGTGGAGAGGGAGCATCATTTCAGATCGGCGGCATCACAGATACGCAGGTATACGCGATCAATACCGACTTCATCGAGGGTATCAAGGACACATTGATGGAGATCGAGACAGAGGGTCTGACACTCGGCGTGACATCGACGAGTTCATTCGATGATGGTGAGCAGGTCAAAGCATCGGCTAATGTCAGGCATCTGGATGTCACATATATCACTGGCGATATCGCTAACAATGAGGTATTATCGAATACATCGTTAGGTATCAGTGGATTAACGGTATACAACTCGGATGTTGTCGTCCTCTACATCACTGGGACGAACCCACATCTCCTGAATGCCAACCTCGTATCTGGTGTGGTATTGAAGAGTAGTATCAGCAACTCTCTCGTCCATATCAATACGGCATTCCCTCTGCAGACGATCACATGTAATGGCTATGTCAATGCGACGGCATCAACTCCAGTGAGCAATCCGGTCGTCAACCCGACAGTACTGAGCATAACGAATGACTCATCTCCGATCGGTTATGTCATCCCTGGATCTACATTGGTCGGACAGACTGGTGGTGGGACAGCACTGGTCAATACTGTGACACGCAACACGATCTGGGGATCAGAGGAAGAGCCATATTTCCCAGCTGGGTTCAATCCTGAGAACCTCGATAGCAAGCTAGGTGCCACGCTGAGATTCATAGAGAAGAAGATCGGTCGCATCACGTATCTGAGTGCCATCAATCCAGGCATCAGTTACTCGTCAAGCCCGACTGTCGACATCGTGGAGCCGTACATCTACGATCTGCGCATACAGGATGGCAAGGGCGGTTATTGGGGGCATGATGCTGTGGTGAGTTCCAAAGCTGGTGTCGCGAATGGTATCGTCACAGCTGTCAACATATACGACAGTGGATTGGGTTACATCCGAGATGAGAATGTCACGTTATCATCGGCAACAAATCCGACTGTGGTCACTGGTACGACAGTGGTCGATCTCGGCGGCAAGGGAGCTGGTTACTCGAAAGACAGCAAGAGCTATCTGAGTCATAACCAGAAGCTCCAGGACAGTAGGTATTATCAGGCGTTCTCCTACGAGATCATTGCTCCTAGGATGATCAGCACATACGAGCGATTCGTCAGGGATCTCATACATCCATCGGGCATGGCGCTATATGGTAGGTTCTCAGTGAGGAGTGTGTTCGATCAGGCGCTGTCTAAACCAGTGTCATTTTCACTCACACAGTCTTCGTAGTCTTAAATAAATAATCTATTACATCAATTCAGGATAGCAAATGGCAACCTTAACTGTTCATCATTACCTAGGCACGATCGCATCTTTCATCAACAACATCGTCCACTCGAATCAGGCATACTACCTATACGTGGGCAAGCCTGATCCATGGGTAGATGTTAATGGTGCTATCGATGACACGGCTGTCCTACCAGCGACCGATAGCGTCAGGCAGCATGAGTCCACCGTCTACAACGATCTGGTGTTCGGTAAGATCATCACAGAGAATGATGTGGCATTCATGATCCCTCGCTATGACTGGACGAGTGGCACTGTATACGATCGTTACTCTCAGGATAACGAGGATACATACGCACTCAGGTATTTCGTGATCACCGATAATTTCGAGGTCTACAAAGTCATCGATAACGGTG